TCATCATTGACATTATTAGTGTACTCTGGATATGTAGCTTGGTTAAAACTCATAAAGTCTATAAAACGTCTTGAATACCATTCTGCATTTGTTCTTGCTTTCTCAACTAAAAAATCTACTTCGTTTTTATCTACGTTTTGTGCATTTTCAGATGTGTGCTTATAAACACCACCATTTTTAATTTGGTAGGCTGCAAAAGGTATGTAATTTGATTGTGCATACCATATCAACATATTTACTATATAATCATCTAAAATAGTTTTCCATCTTGCATTTGCTGGTAAATCAATTCCAGCTACAATAGCACCAGTTAAACCATCGTACATTTTTGTACCTATGATTTGTTGTATGTCTATCTGTTGTGCGATCTTAATAAATTGTATAAATTTATCAGTATCAACATTACCATCAATGATAGAGTTTCTTACTAAATCGGTTCTATTTATAAATAATATTGTTGCCATATTTTTTTATTTTGGATATGCACCTCTATTTTTCATATCAGTTGGTGCTATACCAGCTTCTTTGTATTGCTTACCTTTTGGTTGATATGAGTTTGGTATTGATTTAACTTCTTTACCTTTTGATATGTATTTTTCTGTTTCACTTTTCATTCTATACAATTCTTCCCTCCAATAATGTCCACAATAAATTCCTCCCTTAAAGCGAAAAAGCGAATAATTCTGTCCCTTATGACCAAAGTTATTGTTTACACCAGCAAAAGATGCATTATCTATATCTTCTTTTCTATACACTACACCCTTACCAGTTCTTGCCATCATTGTTCTGCAAAAATCTCTGCTTTTACCAGTCTTAGTTGATGATGGTGAAACCCTTTCTTGGTATGTGTATCTGATCTTGTAAAATGATTTATCTAACTTGCTTTCTTCATTAGGCTTTGATGTTATAAAATCTGCAAACTTTCTCATTTTAGATAGTTTTCTTTTTATAAGTGAATTTGCCCAATCTTCTGTACTATTGTTATTTTCTGAATACTCCCTAGTTTCTACTAGTTCGTAATCATCACCAATAGTTTCATACTCAAGATTTGCTAGAATAGCACTAGCCATTTCATCGGTTAATTCTTGCTTTAATGGCACACAATTAGGCACTTCTTTACCATCTTTTGTTTTTGTACCTATCTGCTCGTAACCATCCCAACAAGGTGCTTTTAGTTCTTCGTGTGATACACAAGGCATATAATAAACAACACCCTCAACTTCGTGTTCGTGATAACCACCACAACCCATTTCTTCAGCTACTCTTTCTGCTTCTTCTATGGTATCATATGCTTGTTTACCATCAATGGTTTTTAAATCAACAGACAATTCAACACCAGTTTCTTCTTCAATAGTTTCTTTGTCTTGTATTGATGTATCTACTTCTGTAAACTCTAATGGTTGTAAGGTTGTAAAGTATAGTTTTAAACTTATATCGTTGTAAGCAAGTATTTGGTCAAAGTTATCTATTAAAAGTTCTTGAAATGGTCTTATAACTGTGTTATCCATCAAAAGAGATGCAGTTTTTATTTCATCTGCATTGTTACCTAAACCGCTACCATCTTTTATACCTAATAACATAGGTGATACAATACGATGTGCAACCATTATTTTTTGTGTGCTTTCTTCACTCAAGAATTGGTATTGATTGTGTGCATCACTTAATTGTACTGGTGTTATTTCTGCTTGACTTTCTTTATTGTCATTAAAAGCTAAAATGAATTTACCAGCATTACTTGTTCCCGAAAATTTTTGTGCTATTTTGGTTTCTATTAATTGTCTTTCTTGTTGGTTAGGTGTACCATTGTTAAAGTTAATTAACATCGATGGTGCTAAACCATTTAGAATATTGTTCAAATGATAGTTAGATACCTCTTCTTCTAACTCTGCGTATTGTAAACCCCCTTGATAATCTACTGGTGAGTAGTAATAAAAACCACTTTTGTATGGTTTTATGTATAGTATCTCAATACTTTCTTTTGACATACCAAATGCTGGTATTCTTAAAGGCTCATCACTTTTTTTAATGTTTGCCCAATCATTATAATAGTAATATGCTGGTACTTCACCATCTTCATTGCATTTTTCAGCACGCAATGTTTCAATAGGCATATGTTCTAGTTGAACAATCTTGCTTTTATCACTTGAGTATATAACTTGCACCGCACATTGCCCCATTAATTTAAGATCGTAACACAATTTTCTTACCACATCTTTTTTAAACAAAGAAAGCATCTGTGCATACTCGTTTGGTTTTCTGTTGCTATCTGTAGCATTTAAACCTTTTCCATAAATAGCTTGTGATATACCATTTATAGCAGCATTGTTTGTAGGTGAACCATTATATCTATCTATAAGGTACTGAAAATAGTTATTATCTGCACCATACTCAATCCAATCTGCACCATTTACTTCCTTTACCTCTGGTGATGTATATGTGCTTAAATTAACAAAGCCAAATTCAGACACTTTGCTTTTTACAAATTGCCCCTTTTCGTTTCTTTTTCTCATATTACAATGTAATCGTTATTGTTACCATCATATGTGGTATATTGACCCTCATTAATTTTATAATGGTTATTTGTTGTTTGGTTAATATCTTGATCTGTGCAAAATATTCTATCCTTATATATTACAGATGTTTTTGTGGCATCTGTGTAAATTGTTAAATCGTAAAAATGCCCCTCAACTAATACTGGTGAAAATGTATTACTAAATGTAAGGTAATTGTTTAACGTTACCCCACTTGTTATTGAATAATCAACACTAACATTTGTACTATCATCTCTTACTTCCATAGTAAAAGAACCTAAATATTGTCTAGGTATTATATTAAAGGATTGTGCGGTTGCAGATGTGCTTAATATTATCATCAATTATATAACGTATAAATAAGTCTAATTTGTAAAAACAAAAAAAAAGCACCCTATAAAGGATGCTCTTAATTTTAACTAAATAATAAATTATGCAGTTGGGTCAATTTGTGTTACATCTGCTGATGGTGCAGTTGCAAGGAAATATGGTGCAGTTTCTTCCATACCCTCAAGGGTAAGCGTAAACCCACTTAAATCACCAGCTGCTGCTCCAGTTACAACTGTTCCACCAGTTACTTCCATTCCATTTTCATAACCACATAGGAAATGGTTTTGGTAGTAATCCTCTACAACCACATATGGTCTTGCAGTAGCTATTGTTTGTAACTCTGCTTGTGTTTGTGCATCTAAATATGTTAGTGTTAAATTTAATGTTTGTGTGTAAAAAGTTGTTCCATTTTCTCTGCTACTTGTTACAGTAGTTTCTAAAGAAGAATTACCTTTTACATCATATGCGTAAAATGTTGGTGAACCAGTAATGGTTGCTTCTTTTGTTGAAGCATCTATTGTTACCGCAGTAATATCACCATAATCTGCAAATAAAACTTTTTTAATGCCACCAAAGGCACTTTTACAAGGCAGTTTTCTACCCGTTGTTAATGTACAAGCCATTGTTTTTTATGTTTTAAAAAAAAAGGGTGAGCAGATTACCTACCCACCCCTTTCTATAGATTAATTAATTAATTATGCGTATTCTACTAAATCTGCAGCAATTCCGAACTGTACACCAGAAGTAAAACGCATTATCATTCTCACGTTGTTACTTCCGTCAAGGTCTGCCATATCTAAAGTCTTAACTTCGTTTGTTGAGTTTAATAACCCAGTTCCAAAGTATAAGTTAGAACGTTGTGCTGCATACATTTTGTTGTCGCTCATTCCTGGACATACAAAGATTTTTACACCATTCACAGTTAGGCTTCCGTTGTTCCACCATTGTGTTCCCATATTGTTCACACCATTTGCTCCTAAACCATTTGCTCCAAAACCACCAAGTGCTTGTACATATAGTTTAGCTGCTTTACTTCCGATGTAAACAAATAAATCTTCTTTTCCGTATAGTGCTGCTGGTATTGCATCTACTACTTTAGAAAGTTCATCAATAATGTTTGCAGATGTTAAAGTTGTTCCCGCTACTTGTTGTGCCGCTGGAATATCTCCCGCAGTTGCTGCTGCATCAATTAGTTTCTCAAACCCATCAAAAGAGTTGTTAGAACCAGCAGTTGTATCTCCTTGCCAAATACAGAATTCTGTGTTCTGTGCAACATCAGCCGCTACTTTTGCAATTAAGAAATCAGAGAATTTTGGAGGTAGTGTTTGACCAAGACCATATCCCATTTGTTGTGCTTCCCAATCGTTTACAAAATCATACTTACAAAGTTGTAGGTTTACTTGTAACTCTACTGGCTGAATAATTCTTTCTGTTAGTGTGATAGTTGATTGTGGGTCAAAATCACAAGAAGCAGATTGTACTATTCCGCTAGTAGCTACTTTTTTAATTACTTCTTTAAAAGCAATGTTTGCCTTTACTGTTAAACCGCCATCATCAATAGTTGATGCAGATAATAAAGCTGCTGCGATGTACTCACCAGCAAATTCTCCAGCATAGGTAGAATTGACAGTTACGGTTGTTGCTAAATTTACGTTTCTTTTATTCATTTTTATTTGTTTAATTTACTTAATACTCTATCTAGTGTTGTGTTAAATTGTCCTTTGGCAAATTGTACTTGTTTCTTTTGTGGTGTACTTGCTTCTGGATTGTGTTTAATTGGTTTTACTGCTGATAGTTCTTCCTTAACTTCTTCTTTTACTTCTTCTTCTTTATCAGCTTCTACTTTGTCGGCTTTTAAATCAGCAATGGCATCTTCCAGGTTTTTTATTCTTATTTCCATACCCTTCCAATCTGCAACATCAGCTTCTTCTTCCATTTCTTTTTTTTCTTCACCTAAATCTTCAGTTTCTTCAACTTCTTCTTTAGCTTCTTCTTTTGCTGGTACTTCATCAGATACTTCACGAACATCTGCAATCATACCCTCTTCTTCTACAACTACCAATCTTCCATCTTCTAAGATGTACTCACCAACTGGCATTGCTACTTTTTCATCATCTGTTACAATGAATATTTCTTTACCTTTTTCAAATGCTTCTGCACTTACTACAGTACCATTTTCTAACTTTTGTTCCTCAAGTTTAACCTCGATGTTTAAAAGTGTTTTTATTTCGTTTAACATTTCATTTGCTTTCATACTATTTATATAACGGTTATTAAATTAAAATTTGCATTTTCATTCTGTTCTTGTTATTACCCCAATCCCTTGTGCTTGCATAGAACCATCACAACACTCTATTGAATACTTGTTTGTATCCCAACATAAACAAGCACGACCCCCACCAGTAGGTGACGTTTTACTAGGTATAATTGTTTTGTTTTTATTTCTAGGCATTAAGTATATCTTTTATTTTGTTAAGTAAAATATCATCTTCACTCATTAAGTCTTCTAATGTTTTATCTTTAGGTGTTTCCATTTTGTCAGCAAAATAACCCTCAATAGAAAAACCCTTAACTTTATTTGTTTTAACATACTCGTTCCAAACATCTTCATTGTTAACTTTTACACTACCCATCCAAGTACCTACTGGTACATCTAAACCATATAATGCAGTCTTGTCTTGTTCTTTACTTTCTACTATCCAACTTTCAACTAATGTTAAACCATTCAATGCCTGGTTGTGTTCTAGTGTTGAGTTGCTTTGTTTTCCATTCTGTAAGAACATTTGAGATGCTTTTACAATAGTAT